TTGATCTCCACCCAACATTGATGCATCAACAGGCTTAACACCTGCGAGTGCTAAAATCTGCATCATCATACCCGCTTCTTCTGGGGAGTCTGTGGATATTTTGATTGCTTCACTAACCACTTCTTTGTCTTTGTTTTCCATAGTGTTTGTATTTACCTGTTCAAAGTCGCTATCTCTTAACGTATGCTCTTCGTCTCCTACCTTAAATTTATCGCCTGCTTTCATTCCTGACGCTTTGGCTTTTTGTACCGCTTGAGCGAAAGCATTGCCTTCGTCGTAGCCGTTTATAGAGTGCCAAAAGTCTTCTGATCCTTGACCGTATTTCTCTACGAATTCTTCCTTGCTCATATTTTCTGCGTCATCGTGCATAGCCTGTTTCAATGCACCTTCCATTGTTTCGTCTTCTATTTTTGCAGGACTATCTGCTGTTGACGGTGTGTATGTTTTGTGATCGTCTGTGCCTTTTTTTGCAGTGGCATCTTGGTGTGCTGAATCTTTTTCTTGTTTGTACATTTTTGCATACTTAACATGGTCGTCACCTTTAAGTTTGTAGATGTTTAGACCTTTGGATGCTAAAAAGTCTTTGTAACTTGAAACTGAATATTCTTGAATCTTGTCTTCGTACTCTTTTACTGGTTCTTGATTGATTGCCGTTTCACTCTCAACAGCATTTGTGTCTACATCTGTTGGATTAGTTTGTTTCACTTGTTCTATTGCTTTTGATACTTCTGGACTTTTAGTTGCGATTTCTTCCAGTTTTTTTAAAACGTCTATCATTTCCATGGCTTATTTCCTTTTTGGATCTGGGTGTGGATTTGTAGATTTAGTTAAAGGGCTTCCACTTGGTTTGTCTTCTTTTTCTTGTGTCTTCTGAACTTTGCTATCTGTACCTTTTTCAATTTTGTATCTTTCGTCTCTGTCTTTTAATAATTCTTTCAATAGACTCATGTTTGCTTTGTCGCCAAACATTTCTTCTGGTTTAACATCACTCGCCGAGCCCATTTCGATAGTGTTCAACATATTTTTGTACTCAGATGTTTTGTTCATATCTGCTTGATATTCTTCTGATGGTTCTCCTGGCTTTTTAACAACAACCATTGCCGGAGATACTCTCATATAGTCAGCAATATATTCTTTCAAAGCGTGGGCCGATACAGGATAGTTTGTAGTCAAATCAAAAATGTTTACTGAAATGTTCTTTAGTTGTGGAAAATCTAAAGGGTGCTCTTGTATTGGAGTTTTTTTACCTGCTGACAATTTTTTTACATCATATTTTTGTAAAGCAGTTTCCATACGTGTTGTGAAATCATCCGCTACGTCGCCTGCGATTTTGATTTTAAAATCGTATTCTTTTGCGGATTCGTTCAAATAATGCTTTAAAGTGCTCATACTGTAACTATTTAGTCTATTTGTCGTCTTTCTTCAATAGTTTCTTCATTAATTCATTACGGTCTGATATCACAAAACCGTCGGATTCTTCTACAGGACCCACGTCGTCTTTGCCTGTTTTGTCTATTTTCATTTTCTTAAGTTGTAATTCCACCATTTTGAGCTTCTTGTCTATTTTTGAACCTTTGGCATCTATGGCATTTCTCAACATTGTACTTGCTACCTCGAAAATACGTCCTGAATAACGTGAATCCACGTTCATACCCAAGTCCATTAGATTCTTGTAACTTTCTTCTGCTTCCACAGCCAGTTTATCCAACTCTAAATCCGATAATTCTCCAAGTCCTTTCACTTGTGGCAACGCGGCCGCTACCTTATCAAACTCGGCATAACTTTTTTGTAGGTTTTTATGAGTTTCTGGATCAAGATTTTTAGCAGATACAGGTGAGGCACCGTTTGTATTTTTAGCCTCTTTTACTTTTTCTTTAGCATCTGCTTCTTTGAATGCTTCTTTGACATTTGGTAAATTTAATATGTCTTCTAATTTTTTTGTCATTTCTGTTATTTACGTGAGCCGTTATGGAATAATTGTTCTTCTGATACTACCCTGAATCTTATTTTTTGTTGTCTGGCATAGGCATTAGCGGCCTCCCATTTGGCTTGATTAATTATCACCTGTTTTTGTTTCATGGGGTTCCTGCCCGCACTTTCCATAGTAATTTGGTTTTTTGGTTTCACTTCAATTAATTCTGCGTGTTTCTTTCCTGTCTTATCAACATATACAATAAAAAAATCTGGAACATAAATTGTATACTTTCCTGTGATAGGATGCCTGTAGGGAATCCTTATAGACTCACTTGCCCATTTAGCCACGTTAGGATGTTCATCGCACAACCTCATAAAGGCCTGCTCCCAACTTGATCTATACATTGGTGTTTTAGTTCCTACGTATTTGTCTTGATTTTTTAGGATGTATCTTCCTTTAGCAAACTTCATGTGCTATCCTACTATGTTACGTGATACAATACTTTTTGCTTTTTTGTCTGACCTGGTTCCTAGTCTGCTTGATTTGAATCTATTTGCGTTCAGGATCATTTGTGTTACTTCCGTTAATTTAAGATCATCTGCTTTGCCCAACTTATCTAAAACTTCTTGGGTATTGACGTCATCAATTTTGGCCTGTTGGCAAATGATGTAAGCCAATTGTTCTGCAGGCATTCTGTCAAATCCTCTTTTGACAAAAAAGGCTATTGCCGCATCATACTCACTGACGTTGAAAGAAAATGGATCAACATAGTTGTCTTCAGTTAACTTGGTCACTGATTTTTTCAAACTATCTTGTGCTTTGCTCGGTAGGTTTGAATATACTTCTGCCATTATAGGTTCGCTTTCTCGGCCGCAATTGACACGTCCTGTGTTGATCTGTTAATTTTTATATAGCCTTCGTTGACTAATTTTTTGATGTTCGTGGATGCTTTCGAACTATAAACTGTTTTCACTGAATCCGATGATGCATTGTATTCTATGTTGCTTTCGGCAACTGTTAATCCTTTTCTGGATCCAATATCTTTGTAATACATACTGGCCGCAATTTCGTTCTTGATGTTTGTGTTGGAAGACAGCAAATCAAAACTTTCGGTTGCTGACAAATAGTTCACAGTATCAATTGATGGAGAGTTGACAACATTCGAACTGTTTTTGCCATCTACTAAACCTTTGGATCCTGCTATTGTGGCGCCTGCCAATGCTGTGGCAACCACTGCATTTCCTATTGTGTAGTCGCCGACCGGATTCGCGATTGTTCCTGCAGATTCACCGACTTTTTTAATTTCGTCTTTTACTATTCCTTTTAGTTCTTCTTTCACAGCACCTTTTTTGTTTTTCATTCTTTTGGCTCTGTTGTAAGTATTGATACTTCCAAGTATTGCACCCAAATAATTTTTATTCTTACCTGCACGGATTACAGAACCGACACCATCCAGTATTCCACCTCTACCAAAAATAGAATCAGTACCTCTTGCCAAAGGATCTAAAGGAGAACGCTCTTTGTCATAGTGCAGAGTACCAAAGCCAGGAACACCTTCGTTTTTCACAAGTCCTGACCCATATACAACACCTTCGTATAATATTTGCATAGTGTTTGACATGACTCCCTGACCATCCGCTTGATCCAAATTATCGTGTGAGAAAGAACCAATTATTGGATTGATCAAACCAATAGATGTAAATGTTTGTTTGTGTAAAACAAAGATCTCTATACCTCTGATCATCGGTTCTTTTCTTCTGACAGCATTGTCCATACCAAATTGTGTGTTGGTCAATTTGTCTGTGGGATCATACATGGTATCTTTATCTCTAGTTTTTAGATTCATATCATGCACTAAAGGATCTGCCACCATGTACTCGTAATATTGTTTCCAAAATGCATTTACAGTATTTGCATAATCATCATGGAAAGTTATATTGATTGGTTCATACCCAATCTTAGTACCAATGTAAGTTTTTTTATTGTATTGTATTTTTTCATCAATGTTGAAATTGTATTTTGGTAGGTCAATTGCCTTGACCAACATATTCAATTCTATCTTTTCGTTGTTGTTCAAAAATGATGCACCCTGAGCCGGCAACATTGATGCATCATTTATATCAAACACCACGTGATATAGGAATTTATTTTTTGGTGCTAATCTAAAATTGTCATCGAGATAGAGTCTAGAGGCGTGACGGAAATCTTTCATTCCCGGAAGTCCGTCCGTAAATCCTTGTAAAAAATTATTAATGCTAGGCATACTTTGTATTTATAGTCATAAAAAAAGCGCCTATAATGACGCTTTTTTTAATAGTTTTGAAGGAAATTATTATTGTCCACCACCAGTAGCAAGTGTACCTAATGTTCTTGTTACTGCTGATCCAATTCCAGTACCTTGCGGTGTTTGTATTGCGTTGTCATATCTAATGTTCAACGTGATACTTGCAGGTTCTGAAGTGTTGTATGCCAATGAGTTGTAGTTTACAGACTCAATGTATGCACCATATAATTCAAATGTTTCTAACACATTTGGAGTTGATGATCCTTGACCACCATCTAAAATTTCAGTTCTAGCAGTAAATTTGTAATCTATACCAGATGCCGCCGATGCTTGTTCAAAGAAATCAAACTGTTTCTGAATTTGCTCACCAACCAATTTAGAAACTGCGTTGTTAACGTCATCTCTAATGTTAAGTGTGATAGGCTCCCAAGTGTGTTTACCTGCCATGTATACTCTTGAGTTGTATACGTCAAGTGTTACTTGGTCAAAAGATAAGTTAGGTCTTGAAACATCTATAACTTGTTTTGTTAATTCTGATCTTGGAGTTGATACACCAAAGTTTTCCAAAATTACTCTAAAACGATATTGTAATTTTGGCATTAACAAACCTTGTGACACTGCACTCTGGTCGTTTGCTAAAGGTACTGTAAATTTTGATAGTGTTGATATTGCCATGTGTTTCTCCTATTTATTCAAAAATTAGTTCCCTAATTTTGCTATTTCTCCTGTGTTTTTAATTCTTAATGGTATGTAAATAAATTCAACTGATTTAACTGGTTCAATTGCTATATCAACATACAATTCGTTTCTATCTATTCTAGTTGCAGTATTGTTTGTTTCATCACAAACAACTAAGAAGTCATATAAAGCTCTTTGACCTGCTAACTCTAATAAGAATGATTCAACTGCTCCTTTGATTTCATTTCTTGTCAAAGTATCATTTGGTTCAAAGATAAACGGTTTTGCTATGCTTTCTAATTGTGATCTTAGATATACTGTTAATCTAGAAACGTTAATTCTGTCAAGTGCTGATGTGTAACTTGATGCAACTTTTGTTAAGTTACCAAAGTTCATTATACCTGCTCCTGAGAAGAAAGTAATTGGATTTACTTTTGCTGTGTGCATCGCATCTCTCATACCTTCTGTAACTGATATTGATTCAAACTCACCTGTACTTGCTTTAATGTATCCAACTGCTGTAGAGTTGTCAACAATACCTCTTCTTGTACCTGCTGGTGCAAACCAAGGGAAAGCAACGTTATCGTTGTTTGCTAATACTCTCATCATCATATGTGATGGTGGTACAACAATTGAGTTTCCTG